CGCCACTCATTGAAAAGCGGACAGTCGGCGCAGCGGTGCGGGTCCATGTCTCAGCCCGCCTTGCGCCAGGGCGGCGCGCTGCCGGTGGTCTTGGCGGCCGGGGTGGGGGCTGCAACCGCCGTCGTGGTGGCGGGTGCAGCCACGCCTGCCGTCGTGGGCTTGTACGTCGCGATCTCGTTCTTGGGTCCATACGCGCCCTCGGCCGGCCTCACCTTCACGACGGCCAGCATGGCGCGCCCGTGAAGCTGTTCGCTGTCCGACACGTTGAGCACGCCGACCGCGTGACAGATTGCGGACAGGGTGCGCTCCGCGATCTCAACGGCCTTCTCGCTCTTGTTGACGAGATTGAGCCCATCGAAGAGCTTGCGGCCCTTCATCGGCCCGTCAATCACGTCGAGTTCGAGCGTGAGCCGCTGGCCGGTGCCGTCCTTGGTCGGCACCATGTCCGACTTGACGATCATCACGGGATAGTCGCCGGGGGGCAGGAGTTCGAAATCCTGCTTGGGGGCGACGCCCGAAGCATCAAACGAGCCACCGAGTTGTGCCATTGCTGTCTACTCCTTTGTTGCGGTTTCGTCACCGCTTTGCTGAAAATAAGGGATGGCGGCGGCCACGTTGGCCCAAGCCATCGGCATTGACTCCGGCATGCCGTACCGGTTCTTCGCGAGGAACGCCGGCCGTTCCTGTGTGTAAAGCACGCGCTCGCCGCTGCCGATGGCGCGGGTGATCTTCTTGTTAAAGCCGGCGTCGGCCTTCGTCGTGGCGATGCGGTAGTTCGCGAACAGCACCACGTCGCTATGCTCCTGCACGAGCGCGTTAGCCGTCTTGTGCAGCTTGATCTCATAACGGTCGTAGGGCTCGGATTCGGGCGAGTCGAACCGCTTGATGTTGGTGTGCGCGATCTGCACCACGGTCATACCGACCGTATCGCGCAGGTAGTTGATTGCATCGATGTACTCACGCCACAAAATGAGGGCTTCGACGTACCCCTTGCCATAGCCGGGGTGCTCGATGTTCGGCCACCCGTTCCGAGTGCATGCGTGCGCCCACACGAGCGGCTCCATCCAGTCTAGAGAGTCCACGACCAGCGTCTTGAGGTCGTGCGCCTCGGTGGCCAGGCTGGCCAGCGCGTCCATCACGTCCGTGTAGGATTTAGCCAGCGGGAACGACTGCACGTCGATGGTGCCCAATCCGTCTTCGGTCTGAATCACGACGGGGTTAAGCGCGCTGGTGGCGAGCGTGGTCTTGCCGATGCCGCTGACGCCGTAGACGAGAATGCGCGGGGGCTTCTGTACCGCGCCGCGCTGCAGGGAGGAAAGGGAGATTGCCATTAGCGGGGCTCCTGTTCGCCGGGGCATTGGGGGGGCATAAAATCGGCCTCGGCCTGTCCACATACGCGGCACAAAGCCAAGACGACCTCGCCGTTTCGATCCTGGACGGAAAGCGGCGTGTCTATGTCGCCGGTTTCGTAAAGCCGGTGCACCATCACGCCACCTCCTTCCGCTCAAACTTCACCGTGGGCGAGCCCACCTTGACGGCGCGGGCGGCTACGAACGCGGCCTGCCAGGCGGTGGGCCAGGCGTTGAATTTACGCTCGGGAACCGTGCGCTTCACCTCGATGTATTCCCCGGGGTCCACGCCTTCGTGCGCCATATCGGCGGCAATCACGGCCAGCGCGTCGTTGTCCCATTCCACCCGCTTCGGCACGGTCACAACCACGTCATACTCGCCGTCGTGGATGCGGTGGGTGCCGGGTGCGCCCTTCACGGTGAGCCCGTATTTGTGCTGCACCACGAGGTTAAGGTAGGCCTTCGCCGACTTGGCCTTGCGCTCAAGGGCCGCGATATCGCCGGCGAGCGCCACGATCTGCTCGACGGGCAACTGCGCGGCTTCGCCAACGGTCATGTCGGTAAGCTGGTCGAGGGTTACGCGGTTGGTGTATGGGGTCTTTACCATCTCTCAATCTCCCTTCTGGTGGTTCAAGCTTTCGCAAGCCATGCTCGGAAAATAGCTTCCTGCTCGACCCGTACGGCGTCCCGTGCGGCCTCTACGGCCTCTACGGCCCGTGCGGCCCGCGCGGCCTCTACGGCCCATGCGGCGGCCCATGAGGCCCATTCCTGTTCTGTCGCCTCGCCTCGCGCATAACGGCGCGCGGTCTCTATGCACGCGGCGGGTTGCGGGTCGGTGGTGTATTTGAGCGCGGTACTCGCGAGGTCGCACGCCAGGAGGCGAATATCATTCTCGTATCGCGGCGGCAGCACACGCAGGCACCATAGCGCGTCGGCCAGACCGTTACTTTCCAGTATTGTCTCAAAGGACAGAGGCTCGTCATCGGCCTCGGTCTTGCCTAAGTGTGCGAGCAACTTTGTCCAGCCTTCCAGGCATGGGCTGTGTTGGCGAAGGTCGTTCAACGTGGTGGTTAGCATGGCTGTTAACTCCTCTGTCACAATGACACTCTCACAACGGTGTTGTCGCGCGATATTGCGATTATGTCAACTAGTATTTATACCTACTTGAAAAAAAAATCAGCCGTGCCATTTTTAGTCAAAGGGCGCTACCAGCGCGCTACAAAGAGGGAGGACGAACAATGGCTAAACTAGACAAAACATGGTTCACCGCCCGGCTGGCGGATATCGAGCAGTCGCAAGGCGCGCTCGCCCGCCACATGGGCATGGACCCCAGCGCGATCTCGCTGTTGCTCAACGGGCGGCGGCGGATCGAGCCCGGCCGGGCGGAACAGATTGCGGATTTCCTGCGAGTGCCCGTAGCAGATGTCTTGCGCCTGGGCCTCGGGCTCAAGGTGGATCGTGCCCGCGCGCCGCTGTTCCCGATGGTGGGCACTGTCAACGCGCAAATGCTGGTCACAATGGACTCGCCAGGCGCGAGGGTCGAGGGCAGCCAGGCGCTCCCGGCAGACGCGGTTGCGGTGCGCTTGCAGACGGCGGGCACGCAAACAGACTGGCTCGATGGGTGGCTCATGTTCTTCCAGCCGGCGCGCGGGATGGACCCGGCGCTCGTGACGCGGCTGTGCGTGGCCGAGCTTGCGGACGGCTCCCGCCGGCTTGGGAACCTCCGGCGCGGATACGCCGAGGGGGTATACAATCTGGTGATCGGGCCGGGGTCGATGCTCGAAAACGTCACGATCACGAGCGCCACGCCGGTGTTGTGGATCAAGCCTTAGTGTGTCCCCGATACATCGCGCGGGCGGCGGCGCGGGCGATCACGGCGCGGTGCGCGCCGACGCAGGGCCAGCCGAGGGACTGCGCCTCGGCGTCGTCTGCGGCGAGGCCGGCGAGCCCGGCCTCACCGAGCGCGACCGCCTCGTCGGCTGCGGCGTCGATGTGGGCGGCCAGCCCCGCGAGCCGGTCGAGGATAGCAGCGGGCGTCGGGTTGCGGCCTGACGACCACGATTTCACAGTCTCCCTCATGACGTGCGTCGCCATGACCTCCTTGTACCTCTTGACCACCGTGCCGGGCTCAAGCCCCGCGAGGGCGCACACATGGCGGAAGTCCCGGCCGGCGCGGTCGAACCATGCGCGCGCGGCATGGCGGTGCGCCGTGTCCGAGCATTTGGCGTCGATGAAAGCGCGGTCGATCACGGCCAGCCACACGGCGCGGCAGTCGATATCCTCGGTCGTGACCGTGGTCCTGCTGACATCCCGGCGGCGCGGCGCGTGCTTGCGAGCCGGGGTCGGGGTCGGGGTCGGGTGGTATTTGACGCCACGGAGGGCTCGACGCCTCGCGGTCACGGCGTTCTGGCTGCGGCCTATCGCCTTGCCGATTGCGCGGGCGTAGAGCCCTTCGGCCGTCAGGGCGGCTAGCTGCGCGTCCTCGTCGGGGGACCATCTGTTGCGGCGGATCATGCTGCTATCCTTCCGATTCCAATATCGTTGCGATTTTTTCAACGGCCTGAGCAGGCGTAAGCGCCCGCAGGACGTGGACGGTGTATCCCAGGGCGGCCAGCCCGGCGTGGCGGGCCTTTTGGGGGGCAGACACCTTGCCCCGGTCGGTCTTCAACTCCACCATCACCAGCCGGCCGCCCGGCAGGTAGATGCGCAAGTCCGGCTCGCCGGCTACCAGCCCCATCGCCTTCGCTTTGCCGGGGTTGCGCCTGCCGGCGGCGAAGTCGGCGGCGAAGAGCACGCCGCGACGGCGTAGCTCACGCACGACGGCCATCTGCAGGTGATCCTCCGACCAGCGCACTGACGCGTCTGACCAGTCGCGGGCGATTATAGGGTTGGGCATATCAGCCCCGCTACGTCATCCCTATCCATATCGTCGTGAGCGGGGCACGGCCAGCGCGTCCGATACCGCCGTATGCCTCGGGGGAGTCTCCAGTGCATTCGCAATCCGCGTGAGGCTGATAGCGATGGACGCGAGCGCGGCGTCGCGGTCAACTATCGCAATATCTGGCTCCATGCGGTCGATTGTATTGAGGTAGGCGTTTATCTCTTCAGAAGTCGTCATGTTCAGTCCTCCACTGTCGCACAGGTCGGCTTATCCATGATCGCCTCATCGTCGTGAGCGGGGCACGGCTTGTTGAACGCCGGTCGCATCCTCTCCAACGTCGCCAGCACGGCGACCATGCTGGCTATCTCGGTATCCGCGTCGGCCTGTGACATCCTGCCAGCGGTTACGCGGCAGGGGTAGACGTTGCGGCGCAGCGCAAGCTCGCGGGCGACGCAGGCGATTTGTTGGGTGATGGTGGTCATGAGGTCAGTCCTCGGATCAGTTCAAGTTCGTCAACTGCGGGAGCGAAACACATCCTTTCGCTATACGGCCATCCGTCGGGCACGACGTCTAGGTGGATGCTGGCGTGCCAGCGTTCGGGATACGGAAGGGGCTTAAATATATAGGAGCCATTCAGCTGCTCTATATCGTCCCAGCCTCGATATACACGCACCACGGTCCCGGTGCGCTTGTCGCCTGGGTGGAATGAAGAGCCGCCGCCGATGAAGCGCACCCGGTCGCCGATCCGTAGCTGCCGCTTTGTCATGTCAATACCCTCCACTCATTCGCGTTGTCACAAACGTACCATAGCCGGCCATGCGATTTTGTCAACGGTATTCGCATGGCCGGCTATGGTTTTTCAGGCGGCGGCGGGCGTGGGGCGCTCAGCCAGTCGGCTGGGCGCGTGGCGCTCGCGCCAGGCGGCGGCGAGCGCGTGGCGGCCTCGATGGCCATACGCACGAATTCCGAGCGCGTCATGCGCAAGTGGTACCGCTGGGCCTCCATCTGCTCAAACAGGTCGGGGGCCAGCGCGACGGTGACGGACTTGAATGTGGTAAGCATAACGGCTCTCCCTTGGTGAATTAATTACGAATTGTAGCATTGCTGTTGTGATTTTTGTCAACGGTTAATTCGATAAATTGTTACGCGCGGCCCCCGGCCGCCGCCGGGCAGCTTCTCGGCCACCACCACGCCGGCCTCAGTAAGCTCGCGGAGGATTGCACGGCGCGTGTGAACCGGGATAGCCTGAACCTCGCGGCCAAGCGAGGTCAGGCTGATATTGCCGGCCTTCTCGATGGCGGCCACGATGGCGTCACGCGCCGCGTCGTGCTTCGACTTGTAGGCGGGGGCCACGCCGCAGGCGGCCAGGTAGCCGGCCACGGCCTCGCGCATGATTTCAGAACGTGTCACGCGACGTTCCTCTGCCACGGTGGCGATCTGCGCCAGCATTTCGAGCGGCATTTGCGTTGTGATGGCTGCATTCATGGCGGCGCTCCCGTGTTTCCAGATTGGTGAAATATTACTATGATCTTGTGAAATTGTCACCATTTTCATAATTACAGGGGAGACGAATTATCGCCCCTGCGATAATGAGGAACGCCAGAAATGAATCGTCCAATCCTACCTGGGCTTGAACTATTCAAGCCCAATTCAGCTTCATTTCCCACTTCCGGAAAACGCCGTAACCCATTGAAAATAAACGCGAAATCTATATATATAAAAGGAATTTTTTGGTAATTCTTACTATACTACGTCTCTCTCTCTCATTCTGCTCTCTTGGCAATTTTCGTGCCTTCCGGTTATCCCCCTTTTAGGGCACTTTTGAATTGAATAGTGCGAAACGGCATTTTATCACGCTATTCCAATGGCTTGCACCATAGTACTATAATAATCCCGAAAAGAATAGAGCAACCCATTGATTTATAACAACCGCTATTCTCGTTGCGAAAATGTCATGTAGAGGGGTATAATATGCCCATGAGCCTTAACCCAAAACAGGCCCGCTTTGTCGATGAATATCTCATTGACCTGAACGCCAAGCAGGCGGCAATTCGCGCCGGCTATAGCGAGCGGACGGCCGAGTCGCAGGGCTCGCGGCTGCTGAGTCATGCAATGGTCGCGGCGGAAGTGGCCGACCGGCAAGTCGAGCGCAGCCAGCGTACCGGCGTGACGCAGGACCGCGTTCTTGAGGAATTGGCGAGGCTCGCATTCAGCGACGTGCGCGCGATCTTCAGCGAAGGCGGCGGGCTAAAGCACCCCGGCGTGCTGAATGATGGCGCGGCTGCGGCCATCGGCGCGGTTGAGGTGGTGACGAAAACCATCCCGCTTGGGAATGGCGAGGTTGACGTGGAGCATACCCACAAAATCAAGATGTGGGACAAGCCGCGCGCCCTGGAAATGCTCGCCCGACACCTGGGCATGTTCAACGACAAACTGCAGGTCACGGTGACGGACGGCCTGGCTGAGCGCGTGCGCCGGGCGAAGGAGCGCGCGAGTGGCGGCTGAGGACTCGATCCTCGAAGCTGTGGGGCGTCACCAGTACGACCCCGAAGGCTGGTCGCTCTTCGCCTGGGACTGGAACAACGGCGACCTGGCTGGCGTCCACGGGCCGCGCGAGTGGCAGGCTGCCACGATGCGGGATATCCGCGATCACCTGTCCGACCCGGCGAAGCGATATGAACCGCTGCAGCTAGCCACGGCCAGCGGCCACGGCATCGGCAAATCTGCGTTCATGGGCATGATCTCGAATTGGGCCATGTCGTGCTTCGATGATGCGAAGATCGTCACCACGGCGAATACGGACACCCAGCTGCGCACCAAGACCGCGCCTGAGGTGTCCAAGTGGTTCCGCACCTCGATCACGGGGCATTGGTTCGACGTGCAGTCAACCTCGATCAAGTCGCGCGACCGCGAGCATGCGGACGCATGGCGGCAGGACTTCATCCCGTGGTCGCAGCACAACACGGAAGCGTTCGCGGGCCTGCACAACAAGGGAAAGATCATCGTCCTGCTGTTCGATGAGGCGTCGAAAATCCATGACAAGGTGTGGGAGGTGGCCGAGGGTGCGCTGACAGACGAAGACACGATCATCATATGGATCGTGTTCGGCAACCCGACGCGCAACAGCGGCCGGTTCCGCGAGTGCTTCCGCCGCTATCGGCACCGCTGGGTCACGCGGCAGATTGATTCCCGCACGGTGCCTGGAACGAACCTGAAAAAGATCGCCGAGTGGGAGGCGGATCACGGCGAGGATAGCGACTTCTTCAAAATCCGCGTGCGCGGCCAGTTTCCGGAAAAATCCGCCCTGCAGTTCATCGGCGCGGACGATGTAGACGCGGCGCGCTCGCGTCACCTGCGGCCGGAACAGTTCAGCTTCGCGCCCGTGATCCTCGGCGTGGACCCGGCATGGACCGGCGACGACTCGCTGGAAATCATGCTGCGCCAGGGCCTGTATTCAAAATCGCTGGCGAGCCTCGCGCGCAACGACAACGACGTGGAGGTGGCCAACCTCATCGCCCGGCTGGAAGACGAGCACAAGGCGGACGCCGTGTTCGTGGATGGCGGCTATGGCACGGGGATTGTGTCGTGCGGCCGGACGCTCGGCCGCAACTGGCAAATCGTCTGGTTCGCCGGGAGGCCGGTTGACCGGGGCTATCTCAACAAGCGCGCCGAAATGTGGGGCCGCATGAAGGCGTGGCTCAAGGACGGCGGTGTGATCGACCCTCGCGATGAGGTGCTTTATCAGGACTTGATCGGGCCGGAGACCGTGCCGCGCCTCGATGGCAAGATTCGGCTTGAAGGCAAAGAGGACATGAAGGAGCGCGGCATTCCGTCGCCAAACCGTGGTGATGCGCTCGGGCTCACGTTCGCCGCCGACGTGGTGAAAACGTCAACGATACCGGCCGCGCGACGCGGCCAGGTCCAATCGGAGTATGATCCTCATGCCTCCTCCTAAAAAAGCCACCACGAAAGAGCCATTCCGACCGCGCTGCCCGTGCAAGCGGCGTCATCGACCGAAGGGGCGGCGGCACCGGAAGAAGCTGGGGCCGAAGTCGTGTCAACGCTAGACGTTGCGATAATGTCACGGCGCATGGTATACTTGCGCAACATCTGAGGGGGAGAAGGCCATGGCGGAAGTGACGCCGACGAAAACCGACATTGTTGGCGACTGCTACCTGCATAGCTGGGCGCTGCTCACCGCCGATCATACCGGCGTCGCAATCGCAATGCCGGGCGCGAGAGACCGTACGGTGCAGGCTGTCGGCACCAACTGGGGCGCGGCCACGGCTGCGCTTGAGGGCAGCATGGACGGGACGAATTTCTCGCCCCTGACCGACGTGACCGGAGCGGCCATCGAATTCACCGGCAACGGCATTTCGGTTGTGGCGGAAAACCCGATGTATATCCGCGCCAGGCTGACGACCGTCGGCACGGCTGCGGTCGTCGCCGTGCATCTTCTCTCGCGCTCCACGATGGGCCGATAATGTCGTTTATGCGACGCAGGGGGCGGCGACCACTACAATATCGAGCACCTGGTGAATTACGACACGGCGACCCACCGGCATTACCTGGTGGCCGGTCAGAAGAATCCCGACTTCTACGTCGGCGTCGTGAAGATGGCGATTTGATCGTAGATAGTGACATAATCGCAACGCAGGTGGTATACTGTCGCAACATCTGAGGGGTTCGCCATGTGCATGAGTTCGCCGTCAATGCCGGCTCCGCCGCCTCCGCCGCCGCCGCTGCCCGATCCTCCGAAGCGAACTGACGCGGCCGTGAAGAAGGCGCGCGATGACGAGCGTTCGCGCGCCGCCCTGGCCAGCGGTCGCGACGGCACGATTGCGACGAATCCGCTGGGGCTGAGTGGTGGGGCGGGTGTCAAGAAAATCCTGCTGGGGGCATAAAATGCCGCGTCGGATTTCAGATTTAGTAGGTAAGAAGTTCGGCAACCTGCGCGTTGTCGGCTTGCTCGAAGTCACGGACGCGGGCGCGCCAACGGCACAGAGGCTTTCAATAGACCGTATCGACCCCGCCGGCGATTACTCGCCGGCTAATTGCCAATGGCTGACTCGTTCCGAGAACAGCAAGCGAGTAGGCCAATAACCATGCCCACCCGCTGCGAGCATTTTCAAAAGCGCAAGTCGGTGCTGCTCAACGAGCGGTCGTCGTTCATTTCCC